CAAACTGAAAATCCTTTTTTATACAATCTTTTGACCCCTTATGATCAAATAAAGTTCGTAAATGCCTTTAAAACAGGATTAAAAATATTAGGAAAAGAAAAATGTTGGTGTATGAAAAAGATAAAACACTCTGCTTTTGAAGGATTTAATACAAGTAAAAAGAATAAACTTCAATATCAAGGAAGAGATGCAAGAGAACTTCTTCTTTATCTAACAGGTAGAGAACCAACACCTGAAAAATCAATAATTGTAAGAAAAGGTTATTGTCAATCTCCATATTGTCTCAACCCATCTCATTATTATTGGGGGACTAGAAAAGATGTTGCTTATGAAAATGCCTCAGTTAATGAAAATAGTATTGATACATTCTTAATAAGTAAGTTAAGAAAGGAAAGTCAGAAGGGTATTAGTAGTAGAAAATTATCTAAGACATACAGACTTCCTTATCATTCAGTGCGTAGAATCTGCTCTTATGAGACTTACGAAGATGCTGAGAATAGAAATAATGATTACAATGAGAAAGAAATCTGGGATAATCTTTCGGAGATATGTGAAAAAATATCTCTGTCTTTTCCTGAAGAATCAAAAAAATACAAATTAAATTTTCTCGTGAATCAACAATTAGAATGTCCTTGGCATATTAAAGACACAAATACCCATATAGGAAATTTTGGAATTATGGGAGAATGTCTTGATTGTATGAAGCAAATAAAAAGTGGTAGATGTCTTGTCGATGTAAGAGAATTTGATTTTAGATGGTATTGGCAAGTAAAAAGATTTTGGGAGCAGGTTGATGTAAAAGATGAGGATTCTTGCTGGGTATGGAAAGGAGCTACAAGAAAAAATAATTCTGAATCAACTGCATATTTTCCCTCTCCCTTTCATTCTGGTAAGACACAATCAGCTCCACGAGTAGCATTTTGGTTAAGTAGAGGATATACAGGTAAATACAGAATATTTAGTAAACCTACATGTCAATCTTTTTGCTGTAATCCAAAACACCTTACTATTAAGGAATTAAAAGACTTTCAAGAGCCAAAAAAAATTACCTCGATTAAACTAAGTCATGACAATATATTCGAGTACTACAAGAATAGACAAAAACCTAGCTGCCAAAAATGTCCAGATTCCTAACTACAATTCCAAGTAATACAGGCTTCGTTAACTTAGGACTTGTAGAAACTTATCCAACAGGAGGTGGAGGACCTACAGCTTACGGACCCACTTCTTACTTTGGCTCAGATCCAAGACCTGCAGAACAAGGTGATAATTTAAATAATCCTATAGATTTAGGAGATTTTTCTTCTATATTTAAATCTTTTGAAATTAAAAATACTCATGGTGGACTGACAAGAAAACAAACAACTTTTTATAAAATTCACTTAACAACATCCAGATCAGTTCAGTTTACTCAAAATTTTTCACAGTTTTCATACGAAGAAAATACTAATAGGAATACTCTCCTTGCTTTCTATAGAATGCATGAAGATGGCAGGAGAGAAGAGTTACCAATAAATGATGAAGGTTATGTATATAAAGAAAGTGCTATTGACTATCTTGACGATGATACAGGAGCATTAATAACTGATTATCCAAAGACAGCTCTCGATAAAGGAAATTATTTATTTTTAATCACAAATGATATTAGATATTTAGAAACTAATTATTCAATCAGTTTAAATGTTTCAATATTGGATTGGAGATTTATCACAGAACAAGTCGATGAATCTATTAATTTTGGTTTAACAACGGAAAGAGTTATATCTACACTTGACTTCGGATCAATATCTTAAACAATATCCATACCACCAGTTTCTGGATTATATCTCTTAGGTAGGTAATCTTTAGGGTCTTGCTTAGCAAAAGATGGATCTTTTGTTATGGTGGGTTTTGGTCTTCCTTTTGTTTGAGCTAATTTTAAAGCTGCACTATATTCTTTTTTAGCCTGATCTAAATTTTGTTTAGCTGCATCTTTGACATAATCAAGCTGAGACTTTGGTGTTGTTCCAGTAGCTGTTGATTGTCCTGCCTTTAAACCAGTCTGACCTGGGACTGTGGTTGCAGCTGATGGTGTGGATTTTATATCAAATGGTCTAGGTGTAGTTTGAAAACTAGTATCAGGCATAGCTGAAGGTAAAGAGGCTAAATATGCTGCAGCTGATGTAACATTTCTACCTTTAGTTCTAGCTCCTATTTCAGCTGGAGTTCCTACTTCGTCATATCTTTGTTCTTGTATTTTCCCAGTTTCTGTTTCTATACGACCCATCTGCTCAGCTAAATCTTTAAAACTTTTCTCAGGTATTACTGTCTGAAACTGTTGAGGTTTAGTCTCAGCAGGCATTATTACAGTTGGTGCTGATGGTTTACTTCCACCCATTTTATTTTTTAATAGAACATTCTATAGTAATTCTATCTGTAACATACTCGTATAAATGAGTGCTACCGATCCAACCGAGTGGAACTAACACTAAAAGTAAAAGTAATTCAGCATAAGTAATTGGGCGACGCATGATAATAAATATCTCTTCTTCAATGATGTTAGCTAAGATTGGGAAGATTTTCAAAAGTGAGCTATGTTTTAAAAAGATACATGTAATATGATCCTCAAATGCCAGTAGAAATAACAGAGGATTGGTTAGATATATTAGATACTACTAATTATGCTCCTCTTAAAGACCCAGATAATACATATCAAAGTTATAGATTTAAAAATTTAGATATAGAATCAGTAACAATCAGAAATTTTAGAAAAAAATTATGTGATTCTTTAATTGAACAGGTAGAAATCTTTATTCCTCCGTCTGGGAGCTTTACAAACTCAGACTTAAGACGATATTTAGAATTAATTTCTGGGTATGAGACTAGTACAACAGATTTAGTTTTAGGTTTATCACTGGCAGATCAGATAAGAATTACTTTTAGTGACATGAAAACAAGCACAATCTGTGACAGATATCCAGACATAAATCTTGCGGAAAAACGTAGATATCGTTGTGTTGCTGAATATTTAATTCGTCAAGGTGAATTAACTAAATTAAGAGATGAAAATGGTAAATTGATTAAAAAAATTGGAAATATGCAAAAAGCAGTTGTTTTATACAGACCTTTACCAAAACTATTAGAAACACTACGCAAGTCAGGTTTAGGAAAGTTTGTAAAAATTGACAAGAAGCTAAAAAATGATAAGAATGTAAAAGAAACAAAAACTACATGACAAGCAGAAGAATTAAATTATTAAATAAATTAATTGGCTCGGCTACGGGAGAAGAGGAAGCAAAACTTTATAAACTTACAATTGAAAGAATTTGTATTGATATGTGTGATTACTATCAAAAATTCTATAGCAATGAGGGTCCTGGAGCGATGGTTTATGTGCCAGGTCATGAAGATGAGAAGAAGTCAATGTTCTATCTAACAGTTGATAATCTTATATGTGCCGTAGATGACCTTAATAAGAAAGATATGGAAGGTGCAGCAGATGTTATGAAACAAGCAATTGTAAGAGCAGAAAAGCTTGACCCTGATAAAGAAGCACTATTTATTATTCAAGATGATAAAGAAATGTCTTTAGTACATTACAAAATTGACAGTGCAGGTGCGAGTTTTAAAATGATGTGAAGAATAAGCCATATCTTTCTAAACAGATAAATGATTTAACTGATGATTGGCTTACTCCATGTGAATATTTACCTTATATAGATGCATTATTAGGAGATATTGATTTAGATCCCTGCTCGACACATAGTGCCAATGTTGAGTTTTTAAGAGCAAAAAAAATATATACACCTAAAGATGATGGTTTAAATATAGATGATCCTTGGACTGGAACCGTTTATTTATTCCCACCAACAGTAGGACGCTGTTCTTTCTTACAGGAAAGAGGTACTTGGAGATGGAGTGTAAAAGCTGGAACTGGAGCTAAAGCACCTAGTGTTATTTGGTTTAGAAGATTGCTCAGAGAATGGAAATTACGTAATATTTATCAGGCTTTATTCTTTTCTACGTATCCAGAAATGTTTAGAATATGTCCAGAAATATGGGATTACCCAATGTGTTTTCCTACAAATAGAGCCAATCTAATTCATGGGAAAGGGATGTATACTTTACAGTCTCCTGTTCATTGGGGATATTTTATATACTTACCTAAATTAGAGTTTGGATTTCAACAAACAGATAGATTTAAAGATATTTTTTCTCATATTGGAAAAGTAGTTACTTAATTATCTCTAGGAAATTCTTGATCCTTTAACTTTCCTGGCGTAGGAAAACCGCTATCATTTAGATTATTAATAAATGCTCTTAAAAAATTTTTCTTACTACCATCATCAACGCCTGGCCTTACACCCCGTCGTCTTTTGCTGATATCACTTTTAGGGTCTAAAGATTTGTAGAACCTATAACGATTATCAACATCGTAACTGCTAGTAAATTGGGAATCCATAGAGCTATTCTAAGAGGAATTAACATGACCATGTCTGAATCAGAAATTAAAATTAGTGGAGTCTGCGATGATATCAAAGAACTTTTAATTCATAAAAATCGAAAATATGGTAATTCTGCCTTAAAACCCTGTAGAGTTTTCAGCAAATCATCTGCAGTAGAACAATTACTTGTTCGAATTGATGATAAATTAAATCGAATAATGCAGGGTGCTGGACTTCTTGCAAATGATGAAGATGTCATAAATGATTTGATTGGATATTTAGTACTGCTTAAAATAGGAATGCATGAAGAAAAAATGAAAAATTTACCACAAGTTTTTCATGAAGGATTTAAGCATGTGACAATCCCTTCTGCTCATCTAAAAGATATCCCCCAAGAAGATGATTGAATACAAAGATTTAATAGAAAATTATACTCCAGAAATGGAACTAATTGATGCTTTAGATTATCTTAAAGATCAACCTTGGCTCGCTTCGGAGATCCTAGACCACTTGGCTTCTCGTTCCAGTAACGAAAAAATCGACGTAAAATCTCTCCTGAAGGATCAAGTTCTTTAAATTTTCTTTCTAAATATTCAATACCTTTAATTTGGTTAGAAGATCCATTATAAGTTTCTACTAAATTTAGTAAACAGGCTTCTGTATGACATTGATGACGATAGAAAGTTGGTATTTCTTTGTCTGCTGCAAAATACATATCCACCTCAGCACGTCTTCTGGCAACCATTAAATCACCACCAGACATCCAATATGTATTTATATAAGGGCTCCACTCTTTAATAATTTTTGTTTTAGAAGCATAACTATTAATAAGATCTAATAATTTACAATTTTTAAAAGATTGAATACCTATACTATGAGCAAAACTTAAAAGTGCTGCTCGCCTATTTAAATTTAAATTTACAAAAACATAATCTTTTAATTTTTCAGAAAATTCTTTTAAATCTAAATAAAATTGTTTATCTATATCTTTTTGAGTAGCTCTGTCCTTTGCTGTCAATGCATGACCATTTAATTCAGTGCTCCCATATCCAATCTTCCAAGATTCTTCGCCAAAGTCTTTATAAGTTGCATATCGACCTAAACCTAAAAATGTTCTGGCCGAAGTATAAGATTTAGTTAGTTTATAACCTTTTTCAGAAAAAAATGAATATTTAAGGGACGACAACAGATCCGTTATAGCTTACTTCAGAATAACCATCTAAATTAAGAAGTACAACGTAATTCTTTGCAGCGTTAGTAACTGTAACACCAACAGCTCCTTTCCCTTTACCTGCTTTAGCTATATCAAAAAACTTCTGATATCCAGTTGGAGCACTACCTGTTCCAAAAGCATCCTCTTGAAATATCTGAATTGTATTGACACCTTCTGTTCTATCTAGAGTTACTTTAATGTCTCCTGTACCACCAGGATTAACTCTAAAACCTCTTACAGCATCACCTTTGTTTCCAGCTGTAGTAGGACCAAGATATGTAATCTCAGATCCAGAATCAACACTGAATGTATCTAAAGTTGCTTCAATTGTTCGTGTAGCCATGATAATTACGTAATTTGACCTTCAGTTGAAAGCTGAAATTGAATGTCTGCATCTATTCCATGATCTTTCATAATGCCATAAAACATCTGACGATCTAATGCTTTTTGATGTAGAAGCTCAATAAATGCCTCTTCTAACTCTACTCGGTCTAAAGTTTGGATTGCGATCGCAGCAGCATGAATTGCAAATTCCTGATCTACTGGGAGATTGACTTCCATATAATTTAAAACCTTTATACATATATTACCAATAGTGAATTAAGGAGCAATGCTATACAAACCAATCTTTTTTTATTGAAGATCCCTTAACACTTAAAGTTCTCTTTACTGGTGGATAAATACCCGTAGTTGTTTGAGAAGCATGATAAATGGAATCATGTATTTTTATATTCTTTTTTAGCAGTACAGAACTAATTCCATAACTACTACCAAATAATACAAAAAAACTAATAGCTACAGTTCCCATTTGAAATCTCTGTGTTTCATTGTATTCTAAGACTAGTAAAACTTAAATATGACAGTAGAGGAATTAGTCAGATACTTCACAGAGGCTTCTATAAGTGGAGCTAGTAAGACACAGGTAATAAGAAGATTTAAAGAACTATATAGTCTCAACGATGATCAGATAAGTAAATTAGAAATATTAGCAAAATTTAAAAATAAACCTAAAAGAATTAATTACAAGAATTTTTATAAAAATAATATTACAAAAAAATCTCAAAGAATTTATTATCCCTTTACTCAACTTTATAAAAAAGAAAATTTTCTATCCGACAAAGAATGTAATCAATTAATTTCGATGATATCTAAAAATGTTAGACCATCTACCGTTGCTGACGATGGAGATACTTGTTTAGTAAATGACTATAGAACTAGTAAAACTGCAGATTTAAATTATTTTTTAGATCCTTTTTACTTATCAATTGATAAAAAAATAGCCAAATTAATGGATTTAGAACCATTTTTTGGAGAAACAATGCAGGCTCAAAAATATGAAGTAGGTGAATACTACAAAGAACATTATGATTTCTTTTCACCTTTTAATCATGAATTTAAAACGTATTGTGAATGGATGGGACAAAGAACATGGACTACTATGATTTATCTAAATGATGTTGAAGAAGGTGGAGAAACTTATTTTAAATATTTAAAATTAAAAATTAAACCAAAAAAAGGATTATTAATAGCTTGGAATAACTTATATATAAATGGATTTCCTAATTACAAAACAATGCATGAAGCACTCCCACCAATTAAAGGGTCTAAATATATTATTACTAAGTGGTGGAGAAGTTGGAGTTTAATTTAATTACCACTTAACTTTATGTGACCAATATCTAGCAGAAAACTTATCAGGATTCGGATCCTGTGCATTATGTCTTGCATAATATGATTTCTTTCTAGCTTTATCTTTAGCTGACTTTGGATTCTTACCAGCTCCTTTGACACCTTGCTGTCCAAATCTAATTATCTTTTCTTTACCATCCTTGCAGGCTTTTACAACATGAGACTTTGTCTTATGACTAGGAGTCCTCTTAGGCTTATTACACTTCAAATGATCTTTTGAAAGTTTTTTAGCTTTTGCTCTCTTCGTTTTCGACGACATCTTTTTCTGTCTCGTAATTATATGTCAGTGTTGATCTAAGATGCCACTGATGTTTAGCGTGTTCTCGACCACGATCAGCTGCCATGTCCTGAGTGAGATCATCACCAATCATACCAGCATACTTTGCTAACTCTTCAAAAAGACCAGCAAGCACGTTGTGAGCCACACTTAATTCTAAGATGATTTTATCTTCGTCATATGGATTACTCATATCAATTTCTTGAAGCCTAGACCCTAACAGATTATCAACTCTCAATGGAGTCATTACATTTATTGATCTAGCATGCTCTGCAATAGAATCTACACCTGCATGCATCTCGTCTTGTATGTCACCTGTTAAAAGGTGGACTTGATAAAATTTAGAGCCGTTTAAACCCCAATGAACTAATCTAGTTGTCTCCAAAACAAACATAGAATCTCTTAAGCACTGAATGATTAGATCATTTACATATGCTCTATCCTTTGGATTTACACTATCCATTAAATAATTTTTATAGTACCTTTCTGTACCTTAGCTCGAATGCTTTGATCTTCGCCACCCTCAGTTCTTGCTAAAGCATCTGGCATACGTGCTTTTTGCAACTCAGGCATATATTCCATAATTTTTTGGCTTTTATCTCTTAAAAATGCTTTTGCGTTAGCTTGAGATCCATCCGATGTAGAAGTCATTTGTTATATACGGAGTAGCTTTATCTGAAGATACAAGCTTAATAGGAGCACTATTATCTTCTATCCAATGCTTTATTTTACCAAGTCTTTCCTCTGAATAACAAGAATTAGACGGATTATACCAATCTTCTAGTAATACAGAACCTTTTGACCTATTGCATTTGGAGCAAGAGCAAACCATATTTGATTTAACATTATGACCACCTTTAAATTTTGGGACTATATGATCAATAGTTGCAGACTTTACATCTAAATCTTTATCACAATAGGCACACTTCCATTTCCATGACTCAAAGATTGACTGTCTAAATTTTCGTCGAGCATTACGAGGAGATAATTCAATTAGATTGACTAATAAATCTTGCTCGCAATTAATCATAAATTATGCAGCTTTGAGAAAACTCTATGCTGCATAAACTTGCACAAATGTATCCTTTATTCCAATAATGGGACTAACTCAATCTCTTCTTCTATCTCACAGTCTGATTCTTCTAACAATCTTAATAAATAATAATGAATTTTTTCAGTAACCCACTTTAAATCTTCATCTTTAACATCATTGAATATTGCATTTAAAGATAAATCACGGGACGGGGTTCGAATATGATCAGCTAACAATCTAAGAGCTTTATATCTTTCTTGATTCATCTCCGATAACATCTCATGTAACCTCTGCAATATCTACATTACCTGTTTTTTCTACTTCTTCAGGTGGATGCTCTACTTCTTTTTTAAGAAATTCTACAATCTCTATCGCTCCTAAAACTTTCATGTAGGATTCTTTTGCTTGAGCAATCTCTAAATCTTTTAGTTTTATATCATTAGCTAAAGCACTTTGCTGCTCAGCCAGTTGCTTCAACGTATCATCTAATTTTTCTAAAGAAACTTTGCAAGACATAGTAAATATTCTATTAATTTGAGTATAGCTTCCTAAATTTTATCTAGCTACTAGCAATCGTTATAATTTCTTGCTACATCTCCACCTATTTCAGATCCTTTATCTTGAGCAACCATTGTAACGAGTCCAGCTAATAACCATCCAACTATTGGTACATTACTTATAGCAGGAGCTGCTTTAACCCCTACAGAGGCTCCTACGACCCTTCCTGTAGCATTTCCACTGCCTTCTACCTTTATGCAAGCTATATCCTTATCAGTCATCACAGTTCCTTCTTTAGATGAGTTAGAACCTCCAGAATCATCCATAGTGTAAGTTTCTCTTAAAACTACATTAGATTTTTTATTAAATAGACCTTTACTTTCATCTATAAGCTTATCTCTCATGAGAATTTTTGGATCATTAGCTCTGTAACTTATACTGTATCCCTTTTCTGAAGTGACAACTTTGTAACTTGTATAAGGACCAACTGGTAAATTTAGATTTGGATAATTATTTTTAAATTTATAAGAGACTAGAGTATTCATCAACGAAAGATTAGATACCCCCAAGATGGATACTAAAGCTATAACTCCCCAATTTCTTCTTTGTCTGTAGTACATATCACTTGTTATTATTCTCAGTAATAATCTTAATTGGAGCTTGCTCTATCCGCAATATTTGAGTATGAATTGCATCAGATTTGTTAGTATTATTACTTGCTTTTTCACCTTTTTTACGAGCAGCATCCACACCGAAACTGGAAAGGACCCCCGTTAGAATCGAAGCTGGGAACGTGATATCCTTCGGTTCATTGCTATATCCTGGGATAGAAACGTAGTTAAGGGATACTATAAATCCACTCCAAGCAACTACAACAAGCCTGACCACTACTGAGATAAAGGCTAATTGCTCATCTTTGTCATCTATGTTTTCTTTAATTTTTGTGAAAACACTTTTCTTCTGTTGTGACTTAGAAGACTCTTTTAAATTTTCAGTCATTTTATAATCCAATCAATACTAAGTTTCGCTCATGTAAACTTATGTATAGCAAACAATAAGTACAGAAAAATGAGAAAATTTCTCCCTTTGTTGATATTGATATTTGCACCAGCAGCGAAGGCAGATATCACTTCAACATTATCTAGTAGTGTACAACTTCAGGTAAACGCAGCAGCAACACAAGTCGAGCGAATTGGTACAACCTACTCGGTAAGTGGTTCTGGGGTAGACACAACTTACACACCAACTGGTGGTAGTGCAGTCTCAGATGGTATTGGAGGCTTAACTATATCAAGTGGAGTAGGTGCAATACCAGCTCTAGAAGTTACACAGAAGACAGCTGGCAACAGCTTCTCATTCACACAATCCTTCACTCAAGGAGATGCGGTTGCAACAAGTGCTCCTACTGTCGGAACAGTAGGTAACTTCAGCAGTCAGACTTCTACAGCAACAGGATCAGCAGGTGACCTTGCAGGTACAATTACAACTAATGGAGCTATTACATTGACTGGAGGAGGTTCAGGAACAAGTGCAACAGGTCAATTCGTAAGTGAGATTAGTATCAAATGAAGTTAAAGGATCATGCTTTTGCAATTAAAGAAAGTGAAGATAATAAAGATCCTGAAAAGTGTGATACCTGTGGTCGTATTAAGCTCACTCAGTGCGTCTGTAGAAGCCGTACCAGTAGTTCCCAACTTTCAGACTGGTAGTCTTACCAGCCATACAGAAACCACTTCTACGGTCACAGAAACCATAAATGTCATTGATTACCAGACTGGGTGGCAATATACCGTAACTGGTAATAACATTAGTACAGATGCAAGTAGCTTGGTTCCTCCAGCTCAGAGTGTTACACAATCAGTAAATGGTGTAAATTCGACGTGGACAAATCTAGATACAACCAACATGCCAAACTTCACGGTGACCGATTCAAGCAAGCCGTGGCAACTCACCACGACTCTCAGTCAGCCAGGATTAAAATCTCAGACCATAATACAAAGAACAACAGAGATAACTTCAGTTACAGACACGGTTTCAACCTTCAGTCAGTAAAATATTTACTTCTAGCTTTAAATATATTCAGTACCCCCATCTATGCAAATGAAGTAGGAGGGGTGTCCGCAACGGCAAACCCAGTGGCAAATTCGTCCGGGAGCGTATCCAATTTGGCTGTACAAAATTTAAGTGGCCCGTATATAACTAATACTCACGGAAATGGGGTGTCTTGTCAGGGAGCAACTCTTAGCATTACTCCGTTTGCAACACTGCAAGATTCATGGAAAGAACCTTATGAAGAAAGTTATTTAGATCCAGTCTTTGATAACTCAGATACCAATAATGATGGGGTATTAGACAATCCTGGGAGTGTTCTTTATTACAAACCTACTAGAACAGGGCAAAAGTCTAATCACAGTATTGGATGGGGCATCAGTATGAACATAACCATACCACTAGATAAGCGTCACAATGAGGGCTGTTTGGCTGCTGCTAATACTCAAAATCAATTAAATCAACAAATATTAGCTAATAAAAGATTAGACTTTGAAATGGCTAGATTAAAGCATTGTGCCGAGCAAGAAAGGCTTGGAGTGACCTTTCATCCATCGAGTCCAGCTGCTCAGATTTGTGCAGATATCGTAGTTGCAAATCCTCATGGTGTTATTCCTAATCATCAGCACGAGATTCCGAAATAAGTTTCTTTTTTCTTGTTAATCCTTTAAATCTTTCTCTATCTTTTTTTCCAAAAAAACCTTTAATTTTCTTAGATAATTGCTTTATTAATGGTTTTATTAACCTTAATAACAAGGGTGTTGCTGCTGCTGAAGCTGTTGCTACTACAGCAATTGCTGCTGTTGTACTAATTTGAGATGTAGTTGGTAAGTATTTATCAGTTGCAGTAGTTGGTTCGTATAAAACTATGCAAGTTTTTTTATCAACACTGAGTTCATGACCTACAACTTTCTCTTCTCCATTGCGTGATAGATCTCCGACTCTTGGTTGGTTTGGAGCAGGACATTCAACTTCTTTTTGTGGTGGAGGAATGTTATCTAAATTAGGTTGAGGAGTTTCTAATTCTGGAGCTGAAGTTACATTAGGTGGAGCAACATCTTCTACAAAAACTAAATCTTCAGGAACATAATCCATAGGAAAAAAATATGGTACAGTTCCGTCACACAAAACTCTACTACCTCTATCATCTTCAGTTACGAGTTTTATTGATTTTTCATTAGCAGGATTAAATACAACACAGCCAGGAACTTGGATTATGGGATTACCAATAGTCAAAGTGACAGGAGGACTGAAAGGTATTACTTGTATAGGCGTGTGAATATAACTATTTATTGGAATAATTTCTAATTTATTTATATTTATTTGATTTATTTCAGACAATTTTAGAATGGATTCATAGGTGCAGTGCCTTTAGGAATTACATCACCAGTCATATCAGGAATTGGTAGTGAATCTCCTAAAGTATCTCCTAAGTTACCTGTAATCGACTCTAACGCCTTCTCTTTTATATTATTGATGATTGCATCTTTATTTAAATAAATGCCTAATCCAGCTCCTACAACGGTCAAAGAAACTACACCCGAAGCAACAGCTATTGCATTAAAAATTTTTTGCATTTTTTTTTAAAATATCTTATTTTTATTTTACTCTAAAATTAAAAACTAACCAGTCTAATCAGCAGCTTCTATAGTAAGTTCACCTTCTTTGACTAACTCCATTATTTCTGCATAATCTCTATTTTCTTCTGATATAGGAACGACAGAAGTGATACCATTAATATCAACTTCGATATAGGTGTTGTTAATCTCACCTTCATGTTTATGATATTTTGCGTTTGTGTAAGTCATAGTTCTGAATCAACTGTGCATTGAAAGACATAAGCTTCTGAATCTGTGCTTGTGCCTTGAAAATAATATTCTAAACCACCAACAGAAGCCGTAGGTTTATCTGTAGTTGTTACTAATGTATTTGATACAAATGGATTTATATTATTTGCCGTATTTGCTGTTCCTGATCTGCCAGGATAAAAAACAACTGTTCCAGCGGCTCTCATATAACAAGGAAACCTTAAACTTGGGGCAGAACGATCTTGTAATCCATCCATTCCTTGAGTTGTGAAATTACCATGACTAGCATTGGTGGCTACACCGGGAAACCACTCATTATTCGTTCCTATATCACCAGTTTTAAAAAAATACCTCTGACACAAAGCAAGTTCCTGACCAAATGACCTATGTTCAAAATCTGTCGCCACAACTTCTTCTAATTGAACTCCCGTAATCTCAAATGTTGCTGATCCTGTACCTACAACTGAAACTGCACTTGTAGCAGAAAATAAATCACTTGCTGTCCAAGCTCCAGCAGTACCACTTTTACCTGACCCTGCCCCTAAACTAAATAATACTCCTAAAGCTGTCGTGTTATTTGTACTGTAACTACCGCCAGTATCAGCAGCTATCGTTATTGTTTTCTTTTCCCAAGTGTCAGCACTTGATATTGCATAACTAAAGGGATGTGTTCGACTAAATCCAGCACCACGAATTGCACCACCAAAAGTTCCTGTAAGTGAAGATTTTACATGAAAACTTAATTTTAATACTTTTGCATTAGCAGTTCCAAGTCCAAATCTACTTGTCACATTTTGCCCTTCAATTCTTTGTTCAATCGCAAAATAATCGTTTGTGCCAACTGTAACAGCAGAAGCCACAGTAAATTTTAAATAATTTAAAAAACCAGTTGGAGGTGAAGTACTTAGTTGTTGTACGTTGAATTTTGATGCTTGACTTGCTGTATATCTCCAACGGTCACAAGTATAGTTTGTATCTGCTGGTGTAATACTACTCCCACCATTTCTTTGGTCCACAATCATGCTTCCGTTTATTATGACGTTTCTATTAGATATTTGAGATCCACCATTTGAAGTAATATTGGCAGTACAAGTACCATCATTAGCTACTGTTATCGCATCTGATGATGCTGATACTCCTCTTATTCCTCCGACTTTTAATGTACTCATGGTTTTGGATTAGCGTCCTTTACTTCCTTAATAGAATTATAGAATGCACTGAACTTGGATTTCAAGTCTGAGTCAGCATCTATTGCATGCCAAAGTAAATCTAATTGATCTCCTATGGCAGGATATGTTGTAGAACCATCAGTTGTCCTATCAGTTTTGTACTTAACAGCAGCAGCTTCAGCATCAAGTGTGGTTCGTGCAACATCTATCTTGCTTTGTTCTAAGGTAATAGATTTGCCGTCTTTATCAAATGCACCTGTGCCATCATCAATAGTTACAGCGTCAGGATATGCTTTTCTTATTGCTTCATGGTCAAGATTTGCCATTATACTGCCACCTCCATTGCTGTAATTGTAGAAACCATACCTTGGTTATAAAGTTCATTACCCGTAGTGTGTGATCTATTAATATGTATCTGCTTAGTTTGATACAAAGTTGCTACAAAAATTTTATAAGTGTGAGCATTTGTATCTCCAGGTGAATCAAGAAAATTCACACCAGTTAAAAATGTTCTATTATTTGATCCTGAGTGTCCACCAAATGATGATTGCCTCCTATTGTCAGAGCCATCTACAGCAGTGGTTACTGCAATTAAAGTTGAGTCTCTCTTTATATTAAAACCAGCATAAGCATTTTCATCAGCACCAAAATTTACAGCAATATCAAGAAAAATTTTATTTGAAGATGATGTAGGTGTAATAGTTACATTTAATCCAGTTATCTCTGTTGAAGTTGATGTATTGTGAGAAAAATGATCTGTTTTTGTTGTTGAAACAACTTGAATAATATTACCTGCCTTTGGGTTTGTTGTAGTTAAAACTGTACCGCTTGCTGTATCAGGGACAGTTAATATTCTCGCATTTGAACCAGAAGATGGAGCCTTTAATTCAAAAGTACCTCCTCCAGAATCAGCTGTTAATTTAATAGAACTCATAGTTAACTATATGGAGAATCTCCTAAAATACTTGTATTCCATTGTGATTTTAATTCAGCCTCACTCGAAGCTTCTGTAATTGCAGAATCAGCAGGGGCATCTCTTAATGCTTTTTTCTTTGCAACAATTGCAGAAGTATCCGCTGAAGTTTCTAATGCTTTTTGAAATTCAATATCAAGTTCTGCAAGTTTTGGTGTTCTTGCTTGTCTTATCTTTTTCTTATGTATTTCTTTGGCTTTACTCATATTTAAACTAAATTTTTGAGAAGCATAATCATAAGCATCTAAAAAATATGGACTATTAGGAATTTTATCTTTACTGATAATATCTGCTGACTTTCCACTAGGAACTATTTGTTCTTTAATCTGTTCAATAGTTTTACCACAGTTATCTATAGGTGTGATAATACAAACATTATTATCATCATCTATGTAAATAATTCGTAAATCAGAATGTGCCATTATTGATCTCCAAAGAAAACTACACCAAAAGTATTATTGTCAAAAGTAAGTTGTTGTTGATTCATCCAAAAGCGACAACTACCTGCTACCTGACTAGTAGTACTAGGATTATATCCTTGTACCGCCCAAACATGATTACCTGGATTAAAAAATGGAGGACACTGAGCAGGACAATAATTTGCACTACTAAAAGCAGTAGAAAAAGTTACTGTATATTGACCAGCACTGTGTCTTGTTACACCTGACACACCAAAACTTTCAAGAATAGTTTGGGTACTTCCGTTGTACCAAACCCAAGCTTTTGCAGCTCCACTTAATATAACTTTTGAATTTACAACTGCATCATCAACAATTTTTGCAGTTTGGACTGAATTTGATGCAAGCATATCAGCATCAACTATTCCATCTGGTAAACCTCCTACCGAGATTCCTGTAACTGTTCCTGATCCGTTAATTGCAATAGGCATAATTTAAACCACCGTATAGACTGAACCGCTAGGTATCGTGAGGGTCACGCCTGCGTTAATTGTAATCGGTCCAAAGCTACCAGCATTTGCTGTTGCTCCAAATGAGGTTCCGATTGTATAGTTAGTTGTTATGTTAGTTCCATTCTCATATATCACTTTGTCAGTTCCACCTCCAGTAGCTGAAGCAGGTGGATCAACATAGGAAAGCACACCAGCCCCATTAGTGGAAAGCAGCTGTCCTGATGAACCTGTTGCTGTTGGGAACTGTGCAACTTTTGTTCCGTTAGCAACAATACCAATCTGTCCAGAACTTACTCTGAAGAATCCAGTGTCGGTGTCTGAGGAGAAAGTAATACTTGGAACTGAAACTGTTCCATCAGGAAATGTTCCTCCTGCATTTAAATAGTCTGCACCTGCAAAGATAACACCAAAGAAAACCTCCCCTGAAGCTGGAGCAGAACTGAAAACTATATTTGTTCCTGATAATCTAAATCCTGTCGAGCCAGAAGAATCTGGTTCCTGGATTACACCACCAACAGATATTAATAATTGAGTTTCATATTTTGGAAATGGAGTAGGTGCAACTCCTCCTACTAGAAGAGAAAATGATGTAGTGCTTCCATTAAACGAACTTGAAATATCATCAATCGTTTTGTAATCAGTATTCGACCTTAAATTATTACCTATATACGGCATGATTACTGAAATCTTTTATAAGCTTCTTCTATTTTACAGAGGCTAATTTTTGAAAATTATTGCTAATTTTTTAAAAAATTTAACTATTAGGTCCTTTTGTTGATGGTTGAGTCGGCCAGACAACATCATCAGGAGTTTTATCTTTATAAGTCTGAGGAATATCTCTTATAACTTGTCTATATGCAGCCCATTGAGCTTGATCAACAGTTGCACCAGATGTCATTGTCCAGTCTGTATCTCTTAATATCTGATCTCTTGTAGATCTAATTTCCTCCCAAGTTAATTCTGGTTTACCTGATTGTGGTACTAAAGTTCCAGCATCAATCTGTGCTTTGCATTCATTGTAATGAGAATTAGCTATATCAATAGGTACACATGTTAATGCACCATCATCAATTTTTATATTGAGATAAGATGCTGTCTCAGCAGTTGTAAGATCACCATTCTCATCAATATATTTTGCGTAAGTAATGTTCATAATTTAAAGCTCCGCATCAAGTTCAACATCATAATATTCAATAGGATAAACACCATTAGATCCTGGACCATTTGCAGGTAATGGTGAATTAGATGCTCCACTAGATATAGTCACAGAGAGATCTATAGAAACAATATCAGTATGCGGACCATCACCTCCATCAGCAACTCTAGAAGTAAAACTTGCAGATGCAGGTGCTGCCGTAACATTAGTTTGAGATGACCATGTTTTATAAGCAAAGTATCTATTTGATACGTTAGATGCTGCATTTAATGTTCCTGTTACTGAAGCTCTCATAGGTGTAAAAAGAGGTATACTACCTCTTGAAAAATAATAAGTACCTGGAGTACCAACTAGCACAAATGAACTATATCTACCTCTTTGATAATATCTTTCACATAATCCTTTCTCAACCGCAAATGACCTATGCTCAAAATCTGTTGCCACGCTGCCTACTTCTAGTTGAAATCCCGTCATTTCTAAGGTTGCATTATTTGTTGTATACCATGTTGAAGTATGATCTGGTGTTTGTGTGCCACCAGCATAAGCACCCCAAGCATTGAGAGATACACCTGAATCTGTATAATCAGTTCCCATAAAAGCCATAACAGTAACTTGTAAACCTTCACCATTATCATTATTTATTGTGATGTTGGAATTACCAGGGATTGTTTTAGTTACCTTAGTCCAAGTATCAGCACTCAATGAACCTGTTTCAAACGGATATCTTTGCTCTGTGCCATCTCTTGATCTTAAAAACCCATAAAAGTTTTGTGCAACACTAGATTTTATCCAAAAAGATAATGTTACATAACTCGATGAAGATGTAAAGTTCCAACCAGAATTAGCAATATTTTGTGCTTCTTGTTTACAAAATAGTTGAAGTCTATCAGCAGCCCCTGCACCACTTGTTTGATTTCCATTAGTTATCTTAAATGCTTTGCGAAATCCTGATGTATAAGGTGTAGTTCCACTTACAACATCAGTTTGAGAAATTGTAGGTGCTTCATCTGTTCCAGAAAAATCAACCTCCATTCTGTCAACAAGATAGCCTTCAGTTGTAGCGGATGTGCCTCTTTGTGCAATAAGACACGCTCCATTAATCATTAAATTTTTATTCGTACCAATTTTCTTGGTAGTTGCTGTATTAAGTCTTTCTAATCCAACTTGATTAAGAGCCATTTGTTATACCTCCTTAAGTTTGTTC